GACCCCGTTTACAGTTATCTCGTTGGCTACATCTATATCTGTAAAATAAGCCTTGTCAGTTTGAGTGACGGTGTAGCCTGATATGTTCTCGTAAAAACTAGCCATTAATAATACCCACTCTCAACAATAGCAGTAGAGCCTGAAGTCTCAGCCTCTCTCGTGTGTCTCATTAGTAACGCAAAAGATTCTGCGTATCTTGCGTCCCATATAGACGGATCTTGACCTAAAAATGTTGCAGCTTCTCGTAGAGCACCGTAAAGATATAGCTCTGGAGAATATGAAAACACAACATTAGTAGTGTTGCTATCAGAGAGCTCAGGAACTTCGTAGTAATAGTTTATTTGTAAATCACCCGCTTCTACTGATGTTTTAGTGGGGAATAAAACAAACTTGCCACCTTTTCTCGCAAACACGGTGGGTGTTCCTGTTTTATCTTTGTAGTTGTAAAGTTCACCTAGAGTAATTCTCTGCAAAGGTAAATCTTTGTAAAAAATATCTTTAGCCTCTATATAGTCGCTAGGTATTGTAGCCTCTCCATTAGCGTCTAAAGATAGGTTTCCAATTTTTTCGTTTAGAGGACATTTTAACTCACGAGAAAGTCTGCTTTCCGTGATCTTAATAAAATCTTTTATTTGGTTTGTTAGATCGGTTCTGTTAAGCCAATCTGCAACCGAGCTTTGTAGCTCTGCGTAAGTTGATAAACTCATAGTCTGCCGCCGCCGGTTCGTAGATATGCGTATTCTGGGGAATTAAGTTTCTTCTTTATTCTACCAATACATTCTTTGCTTGGGTTCATCACGTTAATGCCTTCTTTCATCCACTCCATAACAACCACGTTGGGTATTGAAGCAACTTTTTGCATCTCGTTGTGACCACCTTGCTCGGCGTATTGTGCTCTTTCTATCTTGTTGGATTCGAGAACGCTAGATATGTCTTGACTATAAGTTATTTGAGCTTTGTTTTTTTCAGCATCAATTTGCAGGTGTGTCTGCAATCTATCTGCGTCGTTACTCAGCCTAGAGTATTTATCTGACATTCTAAAATACCTGATTATTTTTAATAAAAAAAAAAGAGAGCAGCCCCGAAAGGCTGCCTCTATAACACCTACTAGATATTAAGTAATATCTTGTAAAGCGCCGCTTGCTTTGCTGTTTTCACAAACAAGAGTCAACTCAGTTACAAGTTGTTTCTTAGTTGAGTCGCCGTTAACAGCTAGATCAATAGTCTGCATTGGACGAAGAACAGCTCGTGACCAGTAATCAGTGTCTAGTAATAAGACAGTGTCTGATTTCACGAAACGGTTAGTTACTACAGCAGCTTCACCGAAAGGAGAAACGTAAAAATCAACCGCGTTAACCATGCGTTTTGACTCACCGAAATCACGAGTAGTGCCGCCTGTTGCAGCGAAACCAGCGATGGTTACTGCTTTAGCAGGTGGTACTTGGATTTGGTTTACGTTACCGCCTTCATCAAACACGTTTTGAAGACCTGTAAGTAGTTTAGCTTCAGTTAACGCACCTGTTGTAGTGGTGATACCGCCAGCGTCCATTTGATTAGTTGCTGAAGTTAAAAGACGACCTGCACCAGAAGTTTCCGCCGCACCCGCTTGCTCTAAACCAACAAAAGCGTGTTCGATATCTCGCTTGATTTCTTTACCTTTCTTAGCGATTTGGTAGCTCATCTCTGAAGAACGACCATACTTACCGATACGCTCCGCAGTGTTAGTTACAGAAACGTCTTTAGTAAAGATCTGACAACGGTTAGATTTAACAGTTGTAGTCGCTACAGCAGTGTCGGCTGCGTCTGCACCCTCTTTAGCACCGTTAACCGCTACGGATGCTAGTGAGTCTTCTTGCCACTCGTGAGTTACTGCGTTAGCCGCAGAAGAACCGATAGAGCTAGTGAAAGGAGTTTCAGTTGGAGAAATATCGTAGATGATATCTTCAACATCTTCTTTTTGACCAGCGATGTTATTCGCTGTAGTGTTTACTGTTGCGCTATATTTAGCCATGATTTAATTACCTTATTAAGATAGAAGTTTATTAAGAGCATCTACCGCGTCATCCATTCTTCCAGATTTTCTAAGGCGTTGTCTTGATTCTTTCTCAGCCTTAAAATTTTTGGTTTTCTTGGACTCCGGCGATTTATTACTCGACAAAGTTTTCTTAGGTGCAGACTTTACCTTTTTGGTAGTCTTCGCCTTTGCCTGATCATACTGCTGGGCTTTATACAATGCCGTGATCAACCGGTGGTCGGTAACCTTGTTAAACTCTTCTCGATCAACGCCAAGTTCTGTAGCGTACTCACCGATAGAGCTGTAAAGCTCGTTACTCCAGTTGGGGATTGTAGATTTTAAAACAGACAAACTTTCCTGAGCCTTAGCTTTGGATTCTTCTTCAATCTGTTTTTCCATCTGCTGTTTGTGAGACTGAGATTGCGCTTGAATAAAATCATGCGTTTGCTTAGTTTGCTCGTAAACAGCCTTAGCCTGCTTATACTGATCAGGGTTTTCTACCGCTGCTTGCTCCCAATCAACACCATCAAAGCGTGATAGGTCTGCTCCTGCGGCAGTAAGAAGTGCGTTGAGTGTGGATTCGTAATTCTGCGTCAATGTTTCTGCGGCTTTACGTTGTTCGGCAACTGCTTGCGTCTTCTTAGTGTAGTCGGCTTGGCGCATATACCCCAGTTTAACTTCATCGACATCAACGGATTCCCCATCAATCTCAATTAAACCTTCAGTTATATGCTCAACCGCATCCTCGGATTCTTCGTCAGATTCTTCAGTTTCCTCGGTTTCGTCGTTTTCGACTTCCTCGGTCTCTTCAGTTTCCAACTCTTCTTCCGATTCGGATTGATCCTCATCGACTACTTCTCTGTCGTCATCGGGAGATGACTGTGCTTGCTCTTCTTCGGTCTCTTCGGTTTGGTCTTGCGACTCCATAGCCAAAAGTCTAGCAATGCCTCGGTCTATTGAACCGAGGTCTTCGTTACTTGTTTCAGTAACAGATTCTTCAGTGCTCATAGTCTACACCTCTTCTTTAGATTTTTCCAACTCAAAACGGTTTATCATAGCGACAAACTGTGATACGAACATTTGACCGCCTTTGTAAAGGGCGTATAAACGCTCGCGCTCTGAGGTAGACTCTTCCGGTGTAGCTAACAGTCGGTCAACGATCTGTTGATTCATCTGAACAAAAGCCTTGTTAAAGACTTCGTTGTTTAATGTGCTGCTTGCTAAATTAGCATCAGACTCGATATTTTCTTCGCTCATTTTTTAAACTCCATACTAGGGTTGGTTTAAGTGTTACTTATTTTTTGGCAAAACGCCTTGTTAGTGGTTTCTTGACTTCTTTGACTTCTTCGACTTGTCCTATCTCTCGACCTTCAGCAATAGCTCTCATGCCATCTTGTCGGGTTGGTTTGTTATTCACCTTAGCCCTGTCAGCCGCCCTTTTAGCGGCTAGTTTCTCGATATCTGTCATCATCCTATGCTTACCGATCTACCTTGGGCTTCTTCTAGCAAGAGCTCTTGCTCCTTAACCTGCATATCGTGAGCTTGTTTCTCTGTCTTAAGTAGAAGCTCGGTGTCTTCGATCTCTTCCTTGTGTTTGATCTTGTCCATTTCAAGAGTAAAGCTGTTTTGTTCCTTCATAACATCAAGCTCTAACTGACCCTCAAGCACCGCCACTTGGCGAGCTGTCATGCCCGCTTGGAACTTATCGACCTCATTCTGTCGAGCCTGTGCTTCTTGCTGCTGCTGTTGAGCTGCTTGCATCTGCTGTGCATACTCAGGGGTGTTAGGATTGACAAGGTAACTACCACCAGACTTAAAGCCCATAAGCTCGAAAGCTCTTGACAACATAGCGTGACGCTGTTGCGGCGTGTAAAGACCTGAGACTGTCGGATCCGACGGGTTCATACTAAACTGCTGGTCTAAGCTCAACAGCATCTGAGCTTCTTGCATCTGCTCTTCAGGTGTTAAAGCAACCGCTACCGTCATCTCTGTACGGTCACCCAATGTTGCTGGGTTGATAGGTACAAACTGACCATCCAACTGTATTAGTTTTTCTTGCGACTCGTTTTCTACAGCTAACTTGTAGATGTCGAACATAAGTGGTTTTAAAAAATTTTCTGCGAGGTTTCTAGCCATAACCATAATGCGTCGGTTACTGGCGTTCATAAACTGAGTTATGAGGTCGCTACTGTTTTGCTTACTAACCACTGTAGAGTCCATACCCCGACTCATGCGGCTCATACCAGAACGTGCTTCTTTCTCAACCTCTAGGCTTTCCATAGCTTGGAAAACACCGCCGCTAAGGTTAGGCATAGCTAGTGGTCTAACAACGCTCTCAGGGTTAGGGCTGTTAACGTCAATAACCGCACCAACTTTATTATCTAACAGGTCGCGTGGGTTCTTAACCAACGACAGGTTAGCGATAAAGCGAGAAGTGTTAGTCATAAACGTGTGGTCTACAACGCCACGTTTTAAGCTAGACTGTGTTTTCTGGATGTCGAGAAGAACATCAGCAAGACTCATGCCATGAAAACGATGCGGAATCGGGAACGGTGTGAAGTACCTAAAAGGTTTCTCGCTTACTATCTCTTTGTCGAGAACAACTCTGCGGCTGTGAAGCACTTTTAAGAAAACACACTTCTTAAGGTCAGAGCGATACTTCTTAATATACGACTCATAAACAGTGACGTACTCTCTGTCATAATCAGTTTCGTCGTGTTGCGAAGAACGATAGCTGTCAAAAGAATCTCTGCCTAAAGAACCGTCTTCGTTAAAGTTTGTCTCTTCGTCTAAACGATCAACAAGGTCTTCGTCGTATCCTTCAGCTAACAACTCTCCACGAGTTCTTTTAGTTCGGTGAGAACAAAAGTCTGCATCGTTCTCGTCGGTAGCCATAGGAGTAACAAGGAAATCTTCAGGCGGTATAACCTCAATACAAACTTTACTCTTGTCGATTTTGCGAAGCAGTTCGCCTGAGAACATCATGTTCTGTACTTCTACAGGCTGACCTGTTTGCGGGTCTTGTATGATAGCGGTTTCAATAGTCTCGTCTAACATTGTAATGCTGAGATCATCATCAGCCATCATCATGTTAAACTCGGACTCGTTTAGGTTATTAAAAACCTCTTCTTCATACTGAAAGTCTTCTTTGTAGAAACGCTTCACAATACCTGTCTTAGAAACAAGCGCGTCGTGGATAACGTCGTGAATTATCTTAGCGCCTTTGTTATCCCTGTAGAAAACAAAGTTAGTCAAAGCCGTAGCCATTCTAGCTGGCATAACGTCTTCTGCGGTTTGGGGGTCGAAAGCGCACACATTTCGATCAGCCGTAAAAGTTTCCATTAATAAAGACTTAACGGATTCTACAGCGTCGAAAACATCCATAGAGACGTGTTGGCTTCGTCCGGCTCGCTCGTTACCTAAAGGCTCACCGTAGTAATACTGGTGACCTTTATCGCGCTGGTCTCCTATCTCACCATTAGAGTATTGATCCGCCGAGTTGATACTGCTCTCAAGTGACGCCAGTAATTCGCCGTCGTCAATGTCAGTAAGAATAGTCATTTGTTGTATACCTTCCGTTACTATGGTTGTTTTGTTCAGCCTCGTTCTGACCAAACCTCGTTACGCTTATAACTGAATACCTTGTAGCATCCATTAAGTCGTCAAATTCTTTGTGTATCTTACCTTTCTTTCGGTGGTACCGTCTAAATTCCTCGAACCAAGGTTTGAGGTTACTAAAAACTTGAAGCCGACCTGTACGAAAACGCTCTAGCATTTCCATAAGTGCAGGCTCTACATAGTTCGTGCCGTCTGGGTTTGTAAACCGCCCTATCATTAACACGCCAGCCTCAGTATACATCTCCGCTAGTGTTTTGCCGCTGCCTTTCTCGGTGTTATCACCGTCGTGCGGGTATATAACAGGGATCTGTTTACCGCGAGACTTTATAACCGTAGCGTGTATAGCCGGAACCTCACCCTCTTTTTTATATGCGTCGTAGACATATATTGTGTCGTTGTCGGGGTTGTATGCTGACCACACGCAAGTCGTGGGGTGAGTTATCCCGAAGTCGACTGCTGCAAGTTTTTTGTAGTGCGGTGGAATCTCAAAGGGATCACACATAATAGCTTCTTCAGCTATCGGGAATATCATACCCTCACCTAACACCGGTATACCCTTAGACCGCATATCGCGCTGGTACTCAGGTATCGCAGCAATCAACTGCTCCTTCGTG